TATTAGCCAATGATCATACCCCCACTTGTTGTGTATCCTGTTCCATAACGAATTACTTCATTTTGTTGATGGCCACCTTCACCTGATACGGCTATACCAGAAGGTAATAAACAATATTTTTGACCTGGCATAGTATTCAATATAGCACTATTACATGATATTACGCTGTCACCTGCATTAGCATCTCTAGCAGCTTCTCTAAAAGTAAATATAGCTTGTCCTGTTGTAGGATTTATTCCTATTACAGTATAGGGGTTGTCGCTAGGTGCTAAATTTACATATATAGGTCCATCTTGTAATATAACATTTGTTCCACTTATTTCTGCAGCAAAAAATATTATACCAAACGGTTCTCTACTTGTAACATATTTACCTATAAATTTATTAGAATTAGAATCAAATTTAATTGCTAAATCTTCTGAACGTAGTTTAGCTCTGCCTGCACCATCAAAAGTTTTTTCTGTTCCAAACGATATGCTATTTGTAGTTCCCCCAGTTACAGTCCCAACTATAGCTGCTCCTCTTTCTTGTTCTCCTGAAGCATTTATTGCATTTGTATTTGTTAAATATACTATTAACACTTTATTGCTATTATCATCAAAAGCTAAAGCTTCATTTGATTTAGACATAGCAGTTATTTCAGAATTAAAAACTGTTGCTGATCCCCATGATATGCTATTTGTAGTTCCTCCAGTTACTGTTCCTACTCTGCATGTTCCATAGTTACTATTATTACCATCTTTATATGCAACAACTATTCTATCAACATTAGTATCATAAGCTAAATTTACCATTCCCCCATTTGCACCGTCTATTTCATTAGTAGATCCCCATGATATGGTATTTGTAGTTCCTCCAGTTACTGTTCCTACATAAGCTCTTACATCACTATTTGTAGAACTATTGCCTGCTGCAATAACTCTATTAGTATCAGGATCAAATTCTAAAGAGTTAAAAGTCCAATAATCTCCTCCACCCACTAAACCAGGTGTTCCAAAAGATATAGCATTAGTTCCTGCTGTAACTGTGCCTACAACATAAGTTAGATAGTTACTGTTACCTGTGTCTTGATAAGTTATAACTACTCTATCTACATTTGTATCGTATGTCGTGCATGGAGTAGTAGCTGAAGTGCTTGCAGATTCATACACTACAGGAGTCCCATGTGTTATTGTTCCATTAGAATGTTGTATAACTACAGCAGTTCCATAATTACTATTACCTTCGTCAATATAAGCAAAAATATATCTATCAGCATCTGGATCATAAACTATATTACCATAACTTCCATGATAATCATCGTTTGCTGTTCCTATTTTTTTTCTTTTACCAAAAGACATTACTTTACCTTCTTGATTTGTTACAGCTTGTCCTTGTAACGATACAGTAACAGAAGCTCCATCAGATACACTTGATTGTGCTATTCCTATATATTTATAATGATTAGAATCTTCTGGTGATACAGCAAGAAACTTACCTGTTTCGCTTTCTACATCTAACCAACTGATTAATGTATCTCCATTTTTACTGCTACATGCTACAAAACCGTCACTTTGTTCTGTAAATGCAGGTGATCCACTAATTGTTGATATACATCTTTGACCAAACCTACTAGTTTTTATTGGTGAAAACCCATCGGATTTAATAAATATGTATTCTAGTGTTCCTGTAGCAGGGGGAGGAAAATTACTAGGATCTGCTCCTGCTTGAGTATAAAATTTATTTACATATACAAGAACATAATGTTTTAAAACAGGATTATATGTAATAAAAGAGTTTCTACCATTATCGTCTGCACCTGCATCTGTTAAAGTCATAGGCTCTGTCATTAAAAGATCACCTTGTAAAAGACCTGTTTCAGGATTTCTTTCTCTAGAATATATAAAACGACCTTTTATTTTATGATCATCATCTTTATCTAGGTAAACAACTAATGCTCCTCCTGCGTCTGGATCATAAGCCATTCCTATGTAATTAGCATTACCTGCTATTGTAATTTGGCTATTAGACTCGTCTATCTTATCGTCTGTACCACTAGCCTCACCTATTCTTGACATAGTAGCTTTAACATCATCTCCAGATGTTATTTCATAGGAATGAAAAAAATAGTTAGATACATGGTCATATATTGTTACAGTTGTTGTATTACTATTAATGTTATCATCTGATAATTTTTGAGCAGTTCCTAAAGACACAGTATTAGTCGTTCCTCCAGTTACATTAACCACTCTACTATAATGTGTACTACTTCTTACATATGTTACTAATGCTTTTTTATGATGAGTATCATAAGCAATACTTACACCTTGAGCAGTACCAGAACCATCTACTGCAGTAGTTGTGCCTATCGCTGCAGTGTTAGTAGTCCCCCCAGTTACAGTAACTACTCCTACATGAAAACCAGAAGCTAGATTTCCTACTACTAAAACTCTTTCAGTATCTGGATCATAACACATATCAAAACTATGATTGCTCATTGCTCCGCCTATATCTAGCTCTGTTCCTAAAGTAACAACACCATCTTCAACTTTTACTACACTTAAATGAACATCATCTCCATCAGCGTCATCCCTACGTGCAGCTAAAAATCTGTCTACATGAGGAACATATATTATTTTTCTGTGCTGTTCATCTTGTCCTGTATCAACAGCAGCACTATTATACCCTGTACCTATTGTTTTAACTTTACCACTTGCTTGAATACCTACAGGATCTCCTGCGGATATAGCACCATCTGCTGTAAAACTAGCTTCGATAGCTGATGAGCCTCCTGCTTCAGTAACTTGTGCAGAAGCATTTCCATAATACAATTTTTGATTAGTTGTGTCGATAGCTATTTCTCCTGCTGCTAATGAGCCAGGAGCAGTGCCTCCACGTTTAAATTGTATAGTATTAGCCATGTTTAGTAAGTTCCACCATCAATAGTTGCACCATCAATCGTATCTATAGTTGCAGTGCCATCTATGTAAAGATTTTTAAATTCATAAGAACTTGATCCTAGATCAATGTCATTATCTGTTACTGGAAGAATAGCTCCATCCGTAAAGGTTACTTGACCAGTTCCTCCTATAGTTACTCCTACTAAGGTAGAAGCATAATATAAACCAACATCTGCATCAGCACTAAAAGCTATAGAAGGAGCACCTGCTGTTCCTGATGCAAATTTTTGTATTCCTGTAAAAGTAATAATACCATCTGCTAAAGTCATTAAATCAGTATCGTCTGTATGACCTATTGTAGTACCATTAATTAATACATCGTCTATATCTAAAGAACCACCAGATATTAAACCTGTTGTTGTTATATTAGAAGCACCTGTATCTATCGTACCAAAATTAGATGTTATAGAACCACCGTCTAATGCTCCTGTAGATGTTATATTTGTTTGTGCAGCAGTCGTTAATGTTCCTGCAATATTACCAAAAGCTACATTACCTGCTGTACCACTAAATACTTCAGAAGAGTTTGTAGCATCTGGTATAAATGTAAATGCACCTGCAGAATCATCATAACCAAAGAAACCTACTTTAGCAGCAGAGCCTGTGTGATATCTGAACTCAATACCTCTGTCTTTGTTATCATCCGAGCCAGGAGCAGTGTCTCCCCCCAATGTAAAAATAGGATCATCTATAGTTACTGTAGTTGAGTTTACTGTAGTTGTAGTACCATTTACAGTAAGATCACCACCTACGCTTATAGCACCTGTAGTTGTTATTGTATCTATATAAGCATCTTTCCATCTAACACCTGTTGTACCTAAATCAACATCACTATCTGTTTGTGGTCCAAATATATTATCAGCTAAGTATACTTGTTCTACATTAGCTGCATAAAAATGTATTTCATCTGCAGTTTCAAAATCTATTTTTGTTTGATCGTCTTCACCAATTTTTATATCAGTTGCTAATAAAGATGTAATTGTTGTTTGAGCTGCGGCTATTTCTAAATCAATAGTATTATCACTATCTTGATAAGTTGCAGTAATGCCTGTTTCAGTATTGCTTGAGAACATAGCTCCTGTTGTATCTGCTATTGTTTCTGCAAGAGTTACACCACCAACTGTAATTGCATCAGCTTCTACAGTACCATCAAAATAAGCATCTTTAAATTGTGCTGTGCCTGAACCTAAATCTATATCATCATCTGTTACAGGAAGTATTGCACCATTAGTTATTTTAACTTGATCCGCACCATCTGCTCTAAATATAATAGTATTATCTGTAGCAAAATCTATATCATTATCAGCATCTCTACCTATTACTAAGGAAGCGTTTGTTATAGAGGTAATACCTGTTTGTGATGCGTCTACTGTAAATGTTAAATCATAAGGATCACCGTCTGTACCATTATCAGTATCTGTCCAGTTTGTTGTAAGACCAGAACCAATAAATTTAACTTCTTTATCTTCAGATACTGTAACTTCTGTTCCGTCATCATCTTCTAGTACAAAACTACCTCCTGTATCATCTGCCCATGATATAGTTCCTGAACCATTTGTTTTAAGAATCTGATTAGCTGAACCATCCGATGTTGGTAATGTTACAGACGTAGTACCAAAACCAATAGCATCTAAATAGGCTGTACCATCTACATATATATCTTTTAATTCATAGCTAGATGAACCTATGTCTACGGTATTATCAGTTACAGGAAGCAATGCACCTGCACTAGTTAAAGCAATATATTCAGTTAATGTACCGTTTAAAGAAGTAGATAAAACAATTTTAGAATCTTGTGTTGAAGCAGTAGCGGTAAATGATTGTTCTTTTTTAACTGCTATTTTAGCAGCATCTACAGTGTTACCACCTGTATCTTCTAAATCAAATCTAAGAGAAGCTATACCTGCAGTGCTTGCAGCATCGCTTTCGTTTTTAAGAATAAGAGCTATAAACTCTCCGTCAGTATCTTGTGTAGATACTGTTGATGCACTGCCTACAGGTTTAAATGTAATATTTTCTCCAGAGCTACCAGTAAAGTGATAGCCGTTTACATTTATAATACCACCAAGTTGTGTTAAGTTAGAAGCATTAGTTATAGCGTCATCTACATATACTTTTCTTGCAGCATCACCATCCGAAGAAGGAGCAGCAAGACCAGTAATTAAATTACTACCCATAGCTAAATTACCACTCATTGTAGTAGCAGCAAGAGTATCTATATTAGCTGTACCATCAATGTATAAGTTTTTAAATTCTAAAGAAGATGTACCTAAGTCAATATCATTATCTGTAACTGGTTTAATAGCACCATCAGCAAAAGTAACTTGAGCAGTACCTCCTGCAGTAAATGACATTTCATCTGTACCAGAGAAAAATAAACCTTGGTTTGTATCACTAGCATTTGTAATAACAGGAGCAGAAGCTGATCCATCTGGTAAGGTTAATACGCCTGCACTTAATGTAGCACCTACATGTACTTCAAGAGTATCAATGTAAGCAGTTCCATCTATATATAAATCTTTAAATTCTAGTGAGCTAGTTCCTAAATCAATATCGCTATCTGTTACAGGAACAATTGCTCCATCTTGTATTCTTATTTGTTCTACTGCAGAAGAAGATACTTCTACAAAAAAACCATGTCTGTTATTAGATGTGTCAACAACTATTTTATTTAATGCGTCTACGTCTGCTATTAATCCTACGTATGCACCTTCTGTAGATGTACCATCGTGATTATGGCCTCCACTAAATGCAAATGCTGCTAGTAATGCATCAAACTCACTGTTCAGTGGGGCTGCTGTGATTGTTTCCCCATCTGCAATACTACTTGAACTTTGTCTTGCGTATCCTGCCATTATCTTACTCCTGCCTCTCCATATTGTACTGCAAACCCAAAAATGGTATATGGATTTGCAGATGCTGTTGTAACAAACTTAAACTGTATAGCGTGCCCTGAACCTTGTATTCCTTGTCTTATAACTGGTTTGGTAGCACCACCATACACAAAACCTGCGGTATTATAAGCTGTTTGCGTATCTCTATATTCTGCGTAACCGCCTGATGAACTTATAGTGTAGTCATCTGGACTAGAATAATCAGCATCTAACCAATCATAGTCTGCTGTTACTAAGAAAGTATTATCTCCTTCAGGTCTTGTAAATACAGTTATTTGTGAAAATATTTTTCTTTGTTCTGTATTACCAAAATCTAAATAAGGAGATTGAAATACAGCAAAAACATTGTCATCTTGAAATGTTCCTCCTTGTTCTTGCCTATATACGTATCCACTATGGTCTCCATGTAACACGTATTCATCATCTCCTATATAACCACTAACAGTACAATTAGCTTGAAAACCTCTTAACTCACTAAATTCCCAACCTGTTCTTTGATCTGATGTTCTAAGAGCTCCTAAAAATCCTGTTGTATTATTTGCTGTTAAAGTACTTTTACCAAATAAATATCTAAATTGTGATTTTTCTCTTACTACTGTAGAGCATAATTGGTTATAGTTAAAATCTGTATCTATTAAATTTAATGTTTGTTGTATATTTTTAGATATAGTAGCTAATTCAATATCACCTATTCTTTCTGTTGCTTGAATAGTCCTTATACCATCTGGTGCTAAAAATAATACATCACCACCTATCTCTACTATACTATCACTTGCTATACATCCAACACTGTTAGATACTTCTTCTATAACAAAAGAATTTATACTATCTCCTGTTAATTTTCTTATGTTTGTTTTTCCAAATATATAAAGAGCATCTCTAAATCTCTTTAATCCCATTATGTCAAAACCCACATTTATACTTCCTGCACCGCTTGCTGCTGTAAAATCACTATCACTATTTGGTGCAGTAAATACAAGCAATTGTGGTTTTTGACTCATGCCTGCAAAAAATATTCTATTTTTATATACTTCTGCAAAAGCAGCATTGTCTACATCTGATGAACCATTTAATTTTGTCCAACTTGTAGTAACTAATCTCATTGGATAATTAATACCATCTGTTAATATTAAAGATTTATTACCTGTTATTGAGTGGTTTAATCCTCTAACTCTAATTACACTTGTCGCAGATTGACCAGATGTCAAACTTGTTGTTGCCCACCCTGATCCAGAAACATATTTAAGAACATCATAATCTGTTCCTGATGCTTCTTTTCTTGCGGCATATATTGCGTCATTATAAATAAATAGTCCTAATGCTGCTCCTGTTCCTGCAGGTCTATCATATGATGCATCTAGATATTTGTAACCACTTATTCTTCTATAACCACCATAGGGTGACACTTCAAAATTAACAAGTCTTGTAGCAGAACCAGGTGCTGTATCACTAAGAGTTAAAAAATCTTCGTTAGTGTATAAGCCTCCTCTACAAGGTATCTTTGCTACTGCTAATCTATCAGTCATTGATCACATGCGATACTCTAGTATCCCTCATTCGTATATAACGATTTATTAAGATAGTTCGCATTTTTTCTATACCCTCATCAAAGTTTCTTTTTGACAATGCAGCTAATTCTGCATTATCTCGCATCATGTACAAATGATACATAGCTCCATCAATTAAAGTATTTTTAAATTGTTCTGAAACTTCTGGAACATCTGTAGCTGCTGATAATTCTGTCGCTGTTTTAAAGTATGTGTATTTAATTACATATGCTTTATCTGGTGTTGGACTTACACCTAATTTATAATCTGGTGTTAGATAAACATATTTAGGAGTGTCGTAGTCTCCTGAGTCTCTCTGCTCATCTTTTTCCATATATCTATCTATATATTCTTGATAGGAAAGAGGAATCAAATGTGTTTCTTTTACATTTAAATCGTCATTTCTATCTATTAATACTGTATCTATATCTATACTTAAAAACCCTGTAGTCAAAGAATATTCTTTTGTTCCTGCTGTAAGTGTTTGACTTGTTGTTGCATAAGAAAAAGGCCACTCCTGTTCGGACATAAATATATCTCTTTGAGAATTATTAACTGCATCTTTTGCTAAACCTTGTATTCCAACAGCAGTAGAGAAAGTTGAACTAGTTAATTGAACCTCATTGATTCTTTTTAATGTTTCATTTGTTATATCTAAATAAGTATATGCCATATTTTATTTGTAGGGGAAACGGTACATACCTATCTCCCCTACTCCTAAGTAGTAATTTATGCTAATAAATCTCTGTCTACTATATCTCTTCCTGTTTGTTGGGAAGAAACATCTAAACAGACTGCATAAAGTCTCAGTACTCCACTAACACAAGCTGTGTCGGTAGCTGCAATTTTTACATCAATAGTATCTGCTGTTTCTATTAAAGCTGTAAAAGTATTAGCTGCACCTGTGTTTATGATGTTAGCTTGACCATTTGATCCTGCTGCAAGATAACCAGTTGATGTAATGTCTCCACCATCAACAATGTCATCACCTGCTGCAAAGTCGATATCTGCTGTTGCAGAACCGCCTGTAAACGCAGTAGTTACATTAGCACCTGCTGTTAATACAATAGTATTAGCAGGGATTTCTAGTAATTGAAAGATATCACCACTAGTAACATTGGAAAAAGTTCCTTCTGATACTAATTTAGCAATGTCTAATTCTTTTTCTAGAACATAAGCTCCTGGGTTTACACTAGCAGGAAAATTGGTGTTTGAGTCAGCACTAACGCCTGTAGTGGATTTAGCTGTTAAGTCATAAGTTGCCATAAGTTAATCTCCTTTACGCTGCGTTATATTTAGCTGTTACGATTGCTTCAGGTCGAAGAATCTTTCTTCCATACATCTGCATTCCTCTGACGATATCAGCGAATGAATCAGGATCTCTGTAAGATTCAACTTTATTAATTTGTGAAGCAGTAGCAACTGCTGAACTATGTCCACCAACAATCGCACCATAGTTAGAGTTTTGGTTTGCTGAACCAGAGGTTGCAGGACCAGTTCCAACTGAAGGTAGGTTGCTTGAAACATATACATCGAAACCATGCAATTGCCCAACTGCTAGACCACTTTCTAGATCACCTTTATTTCGGTAATCATTATTAAGTAATCTTGAGTCTTCGTCTGCAAGAATTTCCATGAACACTGGATCTACTACGAGCCATCTTCCGTCTTTATCAACTTGTTGTTGATCAAGAAGTCTAGCCATTCTAGCAACCACCTGTAAAGGTGTGGCTGTGGCAGTTGCAACTGCTGTTGCACCTGGTAGCCTAACTGCTAGGGGGATTGAATGATCCCCTGCTGAAGATGTAGTGATGTTTCCAAAACTACTTTTAATCAGCTTCATGGAAGAAAGAAGTTCATCTGTTCCTGCAGTGCTAACAGCTACAGTACCAGAAACGACATCGTTTACTGCTCCTGCTGCTGTGCTTAAAGAGGATTGTTTATATCCAGATAAATATCCTAAAACTTCTTGGTCATATTGATCACGGAGTCGATAGCCTGCACGATCTGATGCCATGCTTTCAAAGTTAATATGAGAATGAGCTTCCTCAATGTCATCTACTTTAAAAGCAAAGTAATTTGCCTGGTCAACAACTAAGCTGAAATCCTCATCGTCTAAATCTTGTGGAACGATTTGAGTACCTCTAGCATATTCTTTAACTGTTATTTCAGGCTCTTTGATGATACGAACTGTGTCACCAAAGTTTGCAATTTCTCCAAAGTAGTCACTATTAGTAATGGACTCAGAAACAGAACTCTTACGAAATGCTTGCTGAACCTTCTGACTGTAAATGACTGGAGAGAAATTACCATTAGGTAGGTTTTGATAACCTGACGCTACTTTAAAGGCCATTTTGTATCTCCTATAATATAATTAAGGGCCAACAAACGATAACTCGACATCGTAAGGGCTGATAGTTTTATGGGTGTCTATGCCTAGAGGCCATAATATCAGGTAGCCTGATTTGAATTTCGTTTGATAAAATGTAGGGTGGGAACGTGTCAAATACATTTGACAATATTCGGCCTACTACGAGTGTAGTATATACGTTACATATATATACAAAAAATAGGTTTTGTCAACCTATATCTATTGTCTAGCAGCTCCGCTTATATCATAAACAAAGTTACCAGAACGAATCGCATCAGCAATAGCTTGTTCATTTGCTGAATATTCTTGTGATGTCATTTTAGCTACATCAGATTCTTTAATAGATTCTCCTACTGAAGCTGTATCAGATGGTTGTGATCCACCTTTAACAGAAACATTGTGAGCAGCAGACTTAGAAGATTTTCTTTTCTTCTTAATTCCTTTATCTGCTTTATATAAATCTATAGCACGAGCTGCAGCTTTTGCATCTGTTTCGTTATCATATAATGCTGTTTGAATATAATCTGGTTGTTCATCTGCCCAATCGTGAAATGAAGGATCATTTCTAATTTCTTCAAAGTCAGGATGTATTGATAATAACTCTCTTTCAGCTAGCTCTCTAGACGTTTTTAATTCTTTTTGAGCTAAGTTTTCTAACCTATCTTCAATGTTTTTATTCATTTCTTTAGATTTTTTAATAGCAATTGTTTCAATAATCCTAGCAACATCTGGGTATTCAGCAGACCATGCATCTAATTCTTCATCAGTTTTAGGTAACTTAATCTGTTTTTCTGTTGCTTGTGATAATTGTTGCTTTAATGCAGCGATTTCTTTATCTTTATCGTCTGCTTGTTTTTGAGCATGTCTTCTAAGATCTCCATATCTTTTCTTAAAAGACTCCTCTTCTGGAGTAGTAGCCACTTCTTCTACTTCTTCAGTAGCAAGACCATTAGCTTCCTCTCTAGCTTTTAACTCTTCTTCGGCAGCAAGTTCTTGAGTTGTTGGGTCAAGTCTTTTATACCGAGTTGGTTTTTTCATTATTGTGTCACCTGTTTTTTCGTCTTTGGTAACTTTGACTTCTTCATTAGTTTCTGACATTTTAGTCTCCTTGTATCAGGGCAACCAGTAGCTGTTTACACAGGGTGATTGGTAGCCAATACGCAAAAGTTACATACCGGTAACTTGTAAATTATTTGGAAATTGATTTTCTCTATATACAGGTTTTATTTTGTTATATAAAGTAAGAACAACCGCTAATTCTTCACCTGTAACTTCTGCAAACTCCTTCTGTTGAAATCCTTGTAATATATTTCTTTCCTGCTCATTTAAAACTGCTTTACTATCTGATCCTGACATTGTAGGTTTGTAACTTGATAAAACATTTAATTTTTCACGATATTCACCTATTTTATCAAATGTAGCATATCCTTCTCCCCCCGCAGCCTTATCAGCTAATGCGAACATAGTAAGAACATTTACATCATCATTAATAGTGTCCATTAATTGTGTGACTGAATCTTCTCCTGTAAAACCTTTTC